AAGAGAAAAACAGGTATCTAATATTTTTGCCAATAAAAAAATAGAAGTTAAAACAGAAAGAGATTGGTGGTATAAAACAGGTAATATTGCATTAGAATATGAATGTAATGGTAAACCTAGTGGTATTAACGCAACTAAATCTGATTATTGGATACATATACTTGCTAAAGGTAAAAAAAATCATTGCATGCTAGTTTTTGAAGTATCACGATTAAAAAAAATAGTAAAAAAATATAAAGACACACATACTCGTATGGTGGGAGATAGAAATGCATCTAAATGTGTTATACTTCCTATAAAAAAATTATTTGATAAGGAAACTATTGATGTGGAAATTAATTGATTGTGGTACATATCCTTGGTTTATTTTAGAAAAGAAAAAATATTTTCATTGTGTATATAGTCACACAGGAGAATATAAAAAATTAAAAGTTAATAGAATAAAATATAGATTATATGCCATGAATGATAAAATGTATTTAGCTTATTTAAAAACTTGGAATTTATCAAGTGCTAAATGTATTTTAAATAAAAAACGTGCAAAATTTTACATTAACCATTGGAAAACTAAACAAAAAACAAAATTAATGAAGGAAATAATTTCACAACTACACTTGACGTAAGCATATTTTTATGCTATAAACCCACCTATGATTGAAAAACAAATAATAAAATTGCTATTGAGAAAAGACTTTTATGAAAAGCATAAAGGTAAAGTTTCTAAATCTATGTTTACCAATGGTACAGGCAGTTTTTATAATTCTATTGAAAAAGCCCACACCGAATATGATACAGATTTAACATTAGATGAATTAGAAACATTACATGTTGATAAGTATAATCCTGCGTTAACTCGTACAGCTAAAAATAATTTTGAATTATTATTAGATGAAATACGAAAAGAGCCAGACCCTAAAGATGAGATTATATCAGACATTGTATCTGCCATACATAAAAGAAATGTTGCACATAAAATTGCTTTAATTGCAACTGATATTTATAATGGTAAAGATGATGGATTTAATGATATTAAAAATTTATTAGAAACAGAAGAAGAAGAACCTGTTGACGATACATCTGTTACAAAAGATATTACTGAATTAATGAAATTAGTTAATGTTACAACTAAATGGAAGTTTAATTTACCCACACTTGCTGAACGCATAACAGGTATTGGAGAGGGAAATTTAAGTATTATATTTGCTAGACCAGAGACAGGTAAAACTGCTTTTTGGATTAGTTTAGTTGCTAGTGAGGGTGGATTTGCTTCACAAGGTGCTAAAATTCATGCTTTAATTAACGAAGAACCTGCTGTTCGTACACAAATGAGACTAATTAATGCATGGACAGGGTATGATAGAGATGAAATACAGGAAAATATAGATGTAGCCACAGAAAAATGGGCCGAAATAAGACAAAATATTAAGCTATTTGATACAGTAGATTGGACTATTGATGATATAGATTCACATTTAGCTACACATAAACCAGATATATTAATTATTGACCAATTAGATAAAGTTAATATTGGTGGTAATTTTGCACGAAATGATGAAAAACTCCGAGCCATATATACAGGGGCAAGAGAGTTAGCCAAAAGAAGGAATTGTTCTGTTATTGCTATTTCACAGGCATCTGCTGATGCTCATAACAAATTAGAATTATCATTTGATATGATGGAAAATAGTAAGACAGGCAAGGCTGCTGAAGCTGATTTAATTATTGGTGTAGGTAAAAGAAATGATTTAGGTGAAGCTACAGAGAGAAGTCTATGCTTATCTAAAAATAAAATAACAGGTTGGCATGGAACAATCCATTGCAACATAGATGATAGATTGTCGAGGTATGTAGTATGATTACTGTTGTAGATGTAGAGACTACTTTTCAAGTAGGAGGTAAACGCCCAGACCCATCACCTTTTAATTCACACAATCAATTAGTGAGTGTTGGAATTAATGATGAGTATGTGTGTTTTTATCATAAAGATTACACAGATTATAGTGTAAAAGAAAATCATAAAATAGTTCAAGATATTTTAGATAAAACAACATTACTTGTTGGTCATAATTTAAAATTTGATTTAGCTTGGTTATTAGAATGTGGATTTAAATATTCTGGTAGACTATATGATACTATGGTAGGAGAATATGTTATTGGTCGTGGATTTAGAAAACCATTATCATTAAAAGAAGTATGTAAACGTAGAAAAGTATCATTAAAATCAGATATAATTGACCATTACATGGATAATCAAATTAGTTTTGAAAATATTCCTTGGCGTGTTATTGAAAAATATGGCAGACAAGATATATTATCTACTCGAGAAGTATTTAATTCGCAAATGGCAGATTTAAAATTACCTCGTAATAAAAATTTATTAACTACTATAAAAATGATGAATGAGTTTCTTACTGTCTTAACTGATATGGAAATGAATGGTATTAAAATAGATACAGAAGCATTAGAAGATGTTCGTACAGAATTTTTATTAGAATTTAATAGTTTAAAAGAATCTATTGACCAAACAATATGGGAAAAGATGGGCGATACTAATATTAATCCATCAAGTCCAGAACAATTATCATGGCTTATTTATGGTAAAAAGGTAAATGATAAAAAATCATGGACACAATTATTTAATATAGGTATAGATAAAGTAACAAAAAAATCAAAGCGTAGACCTAAGTTTTCTCGTACAATGTTTTCTAGATTAGTTAAAGAAAATACTATGAGTATTATGAAAACACAATCAGAACAATGTCCTAGTTGTAGAGGTAGAGGTACATATAGAAAAATTAAAAAAGATGGTGAACCATTTAAAAATACTAGTAAATGTGAACAATGTTTTGGTGAGGGTGTAATATATACTGACCTTAATGAAGTTGCAGGTTTTGGACAAGAACCTAGAGGTGTATCTGATGTAGCAGAAGGTGGATTTCGTACAGATAAATATACATTAAATTATTTATTAGCATCTAATAATGAAGAATTAAAACAATTCTTAAAAGATATTATTAGATATAATTCAATTGATACATATTTAAATACATTTGTAGCCGGAATACAACAGCACACAAATAGTAAAGGATTTTTACATCCTAAATTTATGCAATGTGTTACAGCTACAGGTAGACTATCAAGCAGAGACCCTAATTTCCAAAATCAACCACGAGGTGCAACATTTCCTATTCGTAAAGCTGTTGTATCTAGATTTAAAGATGGTAAAGTAATGGAAATGGATTTTGCACAATTAGAATTTAGAACTGCTGTATTTCTTGCACAAGATAAACAAGGTATGGAAGATGTTATTAATGGTGTAGATGTACATCAATATACAGCAGATATTATAGGTGTATCTAGACAAGAGGCTAAAGCACATACATTTAAACCTCTGTATGGTGGAGTTACAGGTACAGAAGATGAAAAACGATATTATGATGCTTTTAAAGAAAAGTATAAAGATATTGCAACATGGCACGAAAAATTACAAACTGAAGCCATACAACATAAGGTAGTTAAATTACCAACAGGAAGAGAATATGCATTTCCCGGTGCACAAAGACAAGCATGGGGTGGGTCAACATTTTCTACTCAAATAAAAAATTATCCTGTACAAGGTTTTGCTACTGCTGATATTGTTCCTATAACTTGTATTGAAGTATATAAATTAATGAAAAAAGCTAAATTAAAAAGTGTACTTATAAATACAGTTCATGATTCTATTGTTGTAGATATTCATCCAGATGAAGAACAACAAGTAATTGATTTATTTAAAGAAGGAGCAGGTAATGTTGTACCACGATTAAAGGAACAATATAATATAGACTTTAATGTACCCCTTGACGTAGAGATGAAAATAGGGTATAATTGGTTAAAATTAAATGAGGTAAAATTATGATTAAAACTATAGGTGACTTATTTGAAGAGAATGATGATTGGGTCAATGATGAAGA